CGGCAGCGTGGATGACCCAACCCGCGATCCCCTGATGTCGCAGGCACAGGACCACGGCCCCCGCCCGCAACGGGGTCGGCACCCCCACAGGGATTCCGGTGCGCACCTCCACGATCCGGCCGGCGTCGGCCCAGATCGTGGTCCTGTTGATCGCCAAACTGGCCCCCTCAATCCGATCGTCGATCTCGAGTAGGGGTACATCCTCCCCTTCGAGGCTGCCGCTGAATTCGATCAGCCAGGTTCCCAGCGTGTGGAAGTTGTCGTTGCCCAGCGGTACCGAGACCTGGTCGCGACCGAGTGTCGGCAGTCCCTGCAGAGCCACCTCGAGCGAGGCTGCGGAGATCGCCGGACCCAGCTCGGGAGTCCACTCCCCCCGAAAACCGAGCCGGAACACTCCCCCGGTGGGGGTCCCGACGATTTCCAGGCGTTGAATTTCGGTCGTGTCGATGGCCACAGTCACAGCCGCGGGGGTGGGGGTTTCATCCGGGCAGTCCGCCAGCAAAATGGCTCGGATCGGCATCGAGACGTCGACCGGCCGGCGGCGACTCGTGCCGATGTCCGCCGAGGCCATTTGCTCGACGCGCAGCACGGTCCGCTGGATCCGTCTCCACGCGTCATTGCTGGGGATGGTCGGCATTCTACGGCGTCGATGTCAGGGGACCGGTGAGGGTGGCGGTATCGGTGATCAACGTGCCACCCGTTTTTTCCAAGGCGGAAACCGTGGCGCCCGGCCCCAGATACAGCGTGCCACCGTTTAGGACGCAACTGCTGAGAACTGCGGTTTGACCAGCTCGGATCGCCAGTGCGGTATCCCCTTGGTGGTGAACCAGGCTCGACGCGGCTGCCGGACACCATTCCAGAGCACTCTCACCGGTCTCGGTGCTGCCGGAGGTGGTGTAGACCGTGCAGGTGGTGGCCGTGGTCGTGATCAGCCGCAACCGGCCCGAGCCAGTCCCCGGGCCTGCGCCGATCACGACGGTGTCCACGTCGATTTCGAGCGACGTTGGCCGGTACTCGACGTCACCCGCATCGCTCCTCACAGGGAGGCCCAGTGCGCCGGTGAACCGGGCCGGAATGCGGAGTGAGGCGAGCTTGATCCCGACGGTGTGTGTGCCTGTGCCGGCGCTGGTAATGTCGACGGGGGCCCCAGTTGCAGACGTCGACAGGTGGAACACGTTGTCAGCGGCCGCCACTGCCGATTTTGTCAGGTAGTAATCGGTGGAGGCCGACAGCCCCCCGGGGAGGGTGGTCGAGGAGCGAACCCGAATCTTCTGTCCTGTTTGGAACGGGGCGGAAGGGTCGAGGATCGTGATCGTGTTGAGGGCTGCATTCGCTGTGAACGTCGCCCGCTGCCGGAGCCCCCAGAGACAGTCGGAGTTGCCGTCCAAGTACGCGTCGTCTCCCCAGTCTGGCAGCCCCGCAGGCGACCAGTTCCCCGGATCATCCCAGTGATTGGGTCCGCGACTGCGGCGGGTGGTAGTCACCACCGCGAGGCCCCCCCCGGGGGTGGTCTCAGTGATGGTCAGCGTCGCGTTATGCAGGGTTGTGGCCCCGGTCGCCTGGGCCACGTTCCCAAGGCTCGATGCGAACGTGGCGACGATTGCGGTGGGCCAGGGGCCCCCGGTGCACACGACTTTTCCCGACCCGACCGAGGCGAGCCCCTCGAGGGCAGTCTGCACGGTCGCGGCGGAGGCATTGTAGGCGATGGCCCCGGTCGTGTTCGCTCCGACCGTGAGCGTGAGAGTTCCGCCGAAGGGGTCTCCGGTCAGGGTGTAGCGTTGGACCTCCCCGATTCCATTGACCGCGGGGGTGGTCTGGACAATCACGGGATTGAGCCCCGAGACGTTCGAGGTCACGAGCGCCACGTTGGAGGCCTGCAGCCCATTGCTGCGGAACTCGATGACCACATTGGCCCCGGGAAGCGCTCCGCCGGTGCACGTGACGCCTCCTTCCCCAATCGTGCTGAGGGCATTCAGGGCTGCACCTACCGCCGCGGCGGTCGCGTTGTAGGCGATTGGCGCGGTGGTCTGGCCACCAAACGACAAAGTAAACGTGCCAGACGTCGGCGTCCCAGACAACGCCAACGTTTGCTTCTCGTTTGTGCCGCCTGGGTATTGCAGCAGGATGATTTGACGGGGACTTGGCGACGGCGTGCCGCTGACGTATTCGACGGTTAAATTCCCAATGACGATCGGCTCGGTGACCGGATGTCGTCCGGCTCTGGCGTTGATCAGCTCGAAATCGTCGTAGCGGGTCCCATCCGACAGGGCCGCCCCAGTGGTCGTTGTCACATTGCCAGCGCCGATCGGTGTCAGCGACTCAAGTGCCAGTAGCAGGTTGGCGGCCGTGTTGGCCCGCCGAAAGATGCCGCTCCGGTAAACAGTGCCGTCGTAGACAAGTCGCAGTCGCCACGCGGTCGAGTCGTATTCGGCCGTGTTTGGGATCGTCACCCGGCCGCGCAGGTTTGGGCCTGTGGCTCCGGCGGTTGTCTCGGTGATGGTCGCCGCGATTGTGGTGGTGAGGGCCGCGCCGTTTCCCGTGATGGCGGGGACTGCTCTCGCGGCGAGTGCTCCACCAAACGTCAACGTGACGGCGCTGGGCAGGGCTCCCCCGGTGGCGGTGATGTTGCCAGCCCCAATGGTCGAAAGGGCTTCGAGGGCCGCTTGGACTGTGGCGGCGGAGGCGTTCCACGCGATGTTTCCGGTGGTCGCTCCGCTGAACGTCAGCGTAAACGTTCCCGCCGTCACAGATTGCAGCGACAGGGTTTGGACGGCGTTGGTGCCGGTCTGCCCATCGGTCAGGGTCTCGATGGTGACACCTGCGGTACCGCCGGTCAGGTTCGCGCGGCTGCCCGTGATCAGCGGCAGGTTCTGGGCCGCCAGACTGCCGGTGAACTGAACCCGCCAGGGGCCCCCGTCGGGACCGGTGACCACGCAATTCCCAGCCCCAATCGAGGCCAGACCGGTGAGGGCAGTCTGCACGGTCGCGGCGGAGGCGTTGTAGGCGATGTTTCCCGTGGTGATGCCGCCGTAACTCAGAGTGAACGTACCCCCGGTGGGGGCGTTGCCGATGACAATCGTCTGGATCTCATCGGTCATCTGGTTGGTGGCGTCACTGTCACCGGATTTCACCGTCACAAAGAACGGCTCTCCGGGGACACGAGCGGTCAGGGTGAGAGCGTCACCGGAAGATCCGGCCACGATTGCCGCGAATGGGGCCGAGGCCGCAACGGGATCTGGGGAAGATGCCGTGTTGTTCCAGGTCGAAACGATCGTCGCAACGTCCCACGAGCCAAACGAAAGAGTCTTGCCACCGATGGTGAACGAGACCGATCCAGTGGGGGCCGGCCGGGTGATAGTCGTGATTTGGGCGATCGCGACGGCGTCGCCTCGCCAGGTGCGTGCGGTCATAGGGGGAGGCGCGAAAAGGGGCGTGCCGGGTGAACGTCAAACGGCAGGAAAATCAACTTGTCGGGGTTGGCAGCCGGTTCAGTGATCGCTCGGCCGTATTCGTCGAGCCACTGGGGCTCGGACGCTGGCTCCCCATTGATCAAGATTCGACGTTTCCCCGCTGGTTTAGGGGTTTTGGCGGGGTCCTGCCCCCGATCGTAGTACAGTTCGAAAAACCCACGGTTGGGCTGGTAGTGCGTCCAGCCTGAGGGGTTTACCTCGAACTCCATTGTCAGGACCGAAAACGCAACGTCGTTTTCTGAGTCCTCAGGCCCGACTCCGACTTTCGCTCGCAATGTCAGCGCGGGGAATGTCAGGCCGCGGATCCGGACTGCATCGCTGTTGCAGCAGTCAGTGTAGTCCAACAGCCACGGCGGGAACGCGGTCGGAATGTTGCGGACTCCACGTAACAGCGGATAGTGCCGTTCGACACTTGGCGGTGGATCGTCAAACAGGTCTCCGGCAGTGTTCCGGATTGGTTTTCGCTTGGCGTCCCATGCCAAAGCGATTGATCGGGCAGAAAATCCCGACAGGTCCCAGACCGTGGGCCGACCAAGTGGGTTGGATTTGTTCTCCGTCGCCGTGGAATATTCGACGGTCACTTCCCAGAGACCAGGTCCGACTCGTTCGAATTTCGGTGCAGTGACCCGGGCCTCGCGGTCCTGCGGGTGAGGCTGGTGGCGTGCCAGGTCGGGGCGGCCCCGCAAGATGACTTCAGGCCCATCGTTTTCCGCAGTCATCGCCCGGAAATAGCGGGTATACGTGCGCGGATCGTCGAGGTTGGCCGTTTCCTGTTGCGTCTCGTCGCAGGCGTAGAGGGGCATCAGTCGATCTCCCCCACAGTGAAATCTTCGAGGGCCTCTCTTGTCTTTTTGCCTTCGGTGGCAGCCTTGTCCGTGTTTTCGCGGATCTTTTTCAGCTCGGCCGTCACCGGATCGGAACCCGGCCGGAGGCTGGCCAGAATCGACTTGAACCCCTCGAATGAGGCCGCGTTCACAAACGGATTCCCGGCCGCTTTTTTGGAAGCCTTGGCAGCGTCGACCAGATCGAGCGCCACGGTGTCTCCGGCTGCCGGACGAGAGCGGCGGGCAGGTTCGGTAGCGTCTTCCCGGGCCTGGGTCAGCTCGTCCAGCTTGGCCTGGGCCTCGTCGACGGCTGTTGCCGTCGCGGCCTTGGTCGCTTCCGCCTCCCGTTGCCACGCGTCGGCAAAGTTGGCCGTCAGGTCGAGACCAGTCAGGTCGCGGAACGGCTCGGCGATCCCGTTGATTGCGTTCTCGGTCAGCGTCACGATCGTGGCCAAGAAGGACTTCCACAAGTTGGACAGTCCGCCGGTCCCCTGAGTCCACGCCAGGTCCAGACCAGCCCAGAGAATGGCGGAGGCTCTCGAGATGTCTCCCGAGGCGAGAGCATCGGCGATGCCGGACACAGTCTGGCCCACGGTCGACCACAGCCCGCCAAATGCGTCGGCGATCGCCCCGGTGGCCGCTTGCCCGACACTGGTGAATCTCGCGAGGAGTGCGATCACACCGACGATGGCAGCCCCCCAGATCACCACAGGCGAGGACAAGGCCGCGAGCACGGGGACCAGAGCCGTCCACGCGGCCGACGCGGCGACGGTGGCAGTGCGCACGGCAGCCAGGCCCGTCGCGACCCCCTTGAGGGCCAACCCAGTGGAGACCAGGGCTGCGCCGACTCCTCCCACCGCCACGGCAAACCCGGCCGCAATGGTGACCGCCGTTCTGTGTTCACGGATCCAGCCCGCCGCCTGAGACCCCGCGTTGATCAGAGCATAGGCGGCCTGGGTCAGAGCTGGGGCCAAAGCAGCCCCGATTTGGTTGGTCAGGGCTCCACCGACAGCCTTGAGATCGTCCAGAGCGTCACCCAGAGCGGCCGCAGCAGACACACTCTCAGAGTCCATCGTGACCCCAAGCGCGGCGGCCTCGGCTTCGAGATCGCCCAACTCGTTGGCCAGAGGGATCAGAGCGGCCCCCGATTTGCCCCAGAGCTCCAATGCGGCGGCCGTCTTGCGTGCCGGGTCAGAGATTCCACCGATCGCGTCGGCAATCCGGGTGAATTGCTGGTCGGCTGTCAGTCCCGCCAGATCGGCAGCGGTCAGACCAATCGACGCGAGGGCCTCACGGGCCGATTTCGAGCCGCTCGCCGCTTCCGCCGCAGCCTTCTGCGTCTTGATCAACGCCTTCTCGACCGTCTCCAAATCGGTTCCCGTGCGACTCGCCGCGTACCCGAGGACTGACAAGGCCTCGGCATTCGCTCCGGTGCGTTGCGAGATATCGTCGATCTGGGACCCGGTCGCCACAAAATTTGCTGTGGCTGCTGCCAAGGGGGCGAGCACGGCAGCTGAGGCAGCCAGAGCTGCCTTTCCAGCCCCGGTGACCCGGTCGGTCCAGGCACCCAGCTTTCCCTCCCACTTGGCCAAGCCTGCGGTCAACGGGCCGTCGTTTGCAAACAGTTCGACGAACGCTCTGCCGGCTCGAATTCCGCTCGAACTAACTGCCATCTCGGGAGGCCTTGGGGAGAAAGACTTTCAGGATCGAAATATCCGATTTGATCGGAGGGGGGTCAGGCCACAATTCAGGCCAGGGGAACCAAGTGCGAGCGTGGGGGATCTCCGGGGGGGTGGGGGGTGGGTTGTATCGGGCCGAAATTCCTGCCGCAGTCACGGCCTGGGCGAGGGTGGCGGTCTGCTGCCAGGATTCGTGGCGGCGGGCCTCGGCGGCGGCGGTGAGTTCGCGGAGGGTCCAGGGCCAGGGGTCGATGCCGGCGAAGGCGGCGAGGCGGGCGACGTTGCACCAGGGATCAGCGTCGGTAGGTCCAGTTTCTGCAGAGCCTTCTCCGCCTGAGCTGTCGCCAGCGCCACCAGGCGAGCCGTTGTTTGAACGGTCTCGACCAGGTCGGGCCGCGACAGGTCGCGGAAAAAATCGAGCAGGGCCGCCGTGAGAGCGGAATAGGCGGCCGCCAAGGCGGGGCCGTCCATCATCACGCAGAAGTCAGCCTCGGAGATTCCGGCTTCCTCGATTTGGCTGGCGAGACAATGCCACAGAATGTCGCCAACCAAGATCGCATCGGTTTTGAGACGGAACGCGAGCGGCGGCTCGTCTGGGCCGGGCCGTTGGTCGAGTCGCAGCAGGTCGATGCCAATCTGGTCGCGCAGTCGACGCAGCTGACCAAGGTCAATCCGGATCCGCCAGCGTCGCCCGCCGGCGAAAAATTCATTGGTCGCTGTCATTAGGTCACAGTCATCCAGACGGGAATGTTGGTCGTCTCAAACGATGGTTTCATGGTGACTTCGTAGACCACCGCGTCCCGGAGCGCTTCAGATCGGCTGAACCGGAATACCTTCCACATGGCTCGCAACCCCTGCGCCCCAGGGGCGTTGGCGGCTCCGTCAAGCACGGCCATATCCATCGCGGTGCGATTCAAAAACGCGTCGCGGAGCGTCGTGAAGTCGCTGTTCGCGTTGTCGTGCATGATCTGGAACGTCAATTCGGCCTTGCGTGTGGTCGGCTCGGCCTGAGCCCACCCGCTCGAACCGCGGACAGTCACGTCGGCCTCGTCGGCGTCCAGAGACAGCGTTGCGTCTTGCACCAATTCCAGCGGATTCCAGGTCGGGGTTGCCCAATTCGCTCCAGTGTTTCTCGAAATGACGCATTCAAAACCGAACTTCATCGGATCACATTCTTCCAGTAGGTGGGCAGGGCGGACAGGTTTTTGGCCAACGCAGGCCCCATGTAGGGACGCGGAGCCAGTGGGCTGGACTCAAGACGGTCGCGACGGTACCGGTAGACCAGGCCACCGGCCTCCAGGGCCAGCGTTGGCGGCTCCGTGGGGGCTGGAGATTTGCGAGCGGCGAACAACGCTGGTCCGATCACCACAGAGGAAGTCTGTCGGTCGTATCCGAAGAACAGCAGTCGCTTGAGTGGTCCGCCGCGGTCTGTGGGAGGCGTACCAGGTTTTGAGACGGTCTTGCGTTTGCGGATCAATCCCCGGGCAGTCCGCCGTACAAACGCGCCAGAGCGCGACAGGGCCTTGCGTTTGGCGGGATCGACAGCGGCCATGACTTCAGCCGAGTCGAAGAATGCTGCAACCTTCAGTCCAATCATGTGCGGCTGTATGTCAATCTCACTGCGCCGAACCATGCGCCCTTGGTGAGGGTGTCAGGATCGGCCAGGGAGAGGGTTTCGCGGGTGGTCTGGACCCACCTCCCGCCGGACGCATCGGTCAGCGTACGGGCGGAGGTGACGCAGGTTTCGAGCAAATCTGTCAGCGGGTCGATCGTGGCGGGGTCAACGTTGGCCACCGCGGCAGCCAATGCCAGGTCGATCACAATGTCCCGGCTGTACGTTGTGCGGGTTTGGAACTCCTCGATGTCGTCTGTCGGAAGAATCAGGGCTTGGGGAGTTGCTGCCAATTGCTCCCGAGTGAGTGTCGGGGGCCGCCAGTATCTGGCCGCAGTCAGACCCGGTGGCGTTGCTGTCGCAGCCGGGAGGGCGGCGAGGCAGTTGACCAAAGCTGCGGCGACCAGGCGGGCGGGGTGCATTTCAGGAGGTGCGAGTCGTGTTGATCCGGATCCACTCGGAATTGTTGTCGCTGGGGGTCCAGGTCCGCCCGCTGACGGGGTCGAGGGTGACCCGGTAGGTCTCTGTTCCCCGTGCTGTCACATGGTCGATCTCATCCCCCTCCTGGGGGGTCAGCGTGGCACCGGCAGAAACGAGATCGGCACCGCGCACAATCCAGGAGGGAGACAGGATCGCCAGCGACAGAGCCTCGGCAGTCTCCGGGGTGGTGACGCGTTGGCCTCGGTGAGCCCTGATGGCAATCGACGTCCCGCCGCGGCGGTAGGTGATCTGGCGGCCGATCGCCGCGTTGATCGCACCGAGAGCGGCGGACACGTCCATTGATCAGAACTGCAGGGTGACAGTGGCAGACTTGGCGCTGGCGTTGCCCGCAGCGCTTTTGGTGATGCGGATGCCGACATAGCGGGGGACGTTAGTCGGTGCCCGCCAGCGGTAGGCTGCGGCCGCCGCTCCGGCTCCACCCGCTCCCGTCTGCCGACCAATCTCACTGACCAAGGTCGGGTTGGACAGATCGGCATTTGGGGAGGCGATCGCGAAATAGATGTTTGTGCCGGCGTCGGCGAGTTCCCCGGTCGTGAGAGCGGGGGCCGACACTCGGAGTTCACACTCTGCCAGGAAATCGCCCGTGGCAGAGTTCATCAAATCGAATCCGGCCGCCTGGTTGACGGTCGCGGCTCCGTTGGGCAGCGCTTGCGTGGTGCGGAAATTGGCGTCTTGCGCGGTCAATCCGGGCATGATTTGTGGTTCCCTGAGAACGAAATGGGATGAATGTCTGTGTCGGGGTCAGCGGCCCAGATTACAGCGTCAGTGCCTCGGTGTCCGAAATGCTGTCCGTGGGAACTATGGGAATCCCCTGCCAATCGGTTGGGATGGGGGCTTGGGTTCCAGTCGCAGTGGTCGCCGTCCGCGACCGTTGCAGCTGGCCAATTGCCCGGCGGGTCGCGAAAAACACGTCGGGAGCCCAGCCCACAGGGAACTTTTGGTAGAGCTGAGAGAGCAACGCGTCGGTCAGCCCCTTGCCAGAATCGTCGGTCAGCTTCTTGATCCGCCCGAGGCAATACTTTGCCCCGGTTTTCAGGCCGGGCCGTGCCAGCAACGTCTGGCAGTAGGCGTCGAATGGGTTGTTGTTGGCGTCCAACACGCGTTGGATTTGGACGTCGGACATCTGCAACTGACCACCGTTCCCCCACAACCACTCGACACCCTGGGGGCCCCACTTGACGGCCCAGACCGAGGTCCCAGTGTTGGCCGTGGTCCCACCGGCGTCGACCACCATGTTGGTGGCGTCGTACTGGTCGATCAATCCGGGCATTCCCAGAGCGTCGCCAATCCCGCTGGTGGCGCCGTAGTAGAACTGCTTTCCAAGGGTAATCAAGGCCCCTTGCATCTGACCGATGGCCTCGTCAGCGATTGCAGCTTCGGGCCCGTCCTCGTTCGCCTGGGCAATCGCCACGTCGGTTTCCCAGCGAGGGTTCAGCACGT